AAAAAACTGATCGTTCTCCCTGTGTTTACCGCGTCACTTACACTGCTGCTTAAACCCAAACAGTAAAAAAATGACTTCCCCACAAGATTGGGAGTGCTCTATCGCTGAAAAAGTCTTAGAAACTATGGAAGAAGGGGGTAAAACCTCTTCTTCCTACTATGTTTCTTTACAAGAGCAACTGAAGCTGTGTGAGAAAAAAAATCAACAGCGTAGTCCTGAATCCTGATGGGTTTCTGTACGTATTAGCTGCTTTCCTTACGCAGTCAAGCTCACTGTCTTGGAAGCAGTTTTCTAGTCTTTACAACTCAACTTTAAGAGCTGCTCTGGTGGTGTTGTTATTTCACTTTGTCTTAGGCAAAATAAATCAAAGACACCAACGCTAGAACCAGGGTGACTACTGATAAGCACCCTCTTCTGAGTCAATCTCTTTATGCCAAGCATGATACTTGGTTGACTACTTCTGCTCAAGATCCTGATGAGCTAGATCCGACTGAAAAGCTTTTTGTTCAGCGAGGTAGTGCTTGGGAGTGGATTCAGATAGTTATTTCAGCTGGTACTCCTTTCAGAGAGGTGCGGCTCAAAGCGCAGCCCGAAACCTCCTGGTATTTCTATCAACCGCATTGGAAAATAATAAATGACCTAGACAAAGAATTTTTATACAAACCTAAGAAACATGTACAACTAAATACTCCCTATATAAAACAGTTAGGTCCTAATGACACAAACTGTTTTAGTGCATCTTGTGCCATGTTGTTAATGTCTCTCAAAGACATCAGCCCAGAAGAAGCTAAAGATTATATGGACGCGGTTTGTGAAAACGGAGAAAGTTCTGAAGCTTGGGTACAGGTTAAAACGTTAGAACAATACGGTTTGCACGCAGAGTTTCGACAAGACGGGGACTGGAATGCCATAGAACAGCTTTTAAGAGATGAAATTCCAGTGCCTTTAGGTATTTTGCATGCAGGACCCGTTGACAACCCAGGCGGAACAGGTCATTGGGTTTGCGCCGTGGGCATAACTGAAGATCAAAAATATATAATTGTACACAACTCTTTAGGTGACTTGGATCTAGATGAGGGTGTTTATGAGTCTGATCACGGAGCGCATGTTAAATATGAGAAAACAAAGTTAGCTCCTCGCTGGATGGTGGAGAAGGGCTACAGTTCTGGGTGGTACATCAAAGCAAAACCATGACTTCGTATAACCAGATCTTTGAGACCTGGAGCAACGAGCAAGAAAATCGAAAAGCTCTGTTTATGGACTTTTTGTATCAGCGTTCTGGTCGGTCCAACAGCTTATATACCGGTTTGTGGGACGAGTGGTGCAGAGAGTCAGGTGAATCTGCTAGGGAAGATCATTTCACTGCTGTTCACACAGGTGATTGTAAAATTAAAACAGCCTAAGATTATTTAATATGGCGCAGCGCGATTATGAAAAAGAATATCGTGATTACCACGGTTCAAAACGTCAAAAGAAACGTCGTGCTGCGCGTAACAAGGCTCGTCGACATATGGAAAAGAGTGGAAGAGTATCTAAGGGAGACGGAAGAGAAGTCGATCACAAAGATTTCAACCCGGAAAATAACAACTCTTCGAATATTCGGGTAGTTAAAGAGAAAACTAATCGCGAGAAACAGCCCAAACGAAGCTAAACTAAACCTATGGAAAAACAAAACTTCCTTCAGCGACCTGGTGGACTAGGTCCGACCGGTGCCTTGAAACCTCTTGGTATGTCTGCGGCTCAGCCTGCTTCATACATGAACGACGCAATCAGTATGACGTCGCGTCGTCAAGCGTATACCGACGATGTAAACAGGGTATTTGCCCAGTACAACATCGATCACGGAACTTACATGAGGGCTCCTGTTAACCCTCTTCCCTACGCTGATGGGAACATTACTAAGTCTGCTGAGGTGACCGGGCCTGCTGGTTACAACCATCAAGAGATGCCTTTACCTGAGCGTCCGATGGATATGTCTGCGGGACAGTACGTTCACGAGACGGTCAACCAGGCTGACCCAGCTATGCGAACCAATGTACAGGCTTTGACTTTGCTTCCTCAGCAAAACTTCCTAAATAATCGTGACTTACAACCACTGACTATGCAAAACGATTATCGCCGTCGCGATGATCTCTTGCTTCAAGAACAAGTTTTAGGAGGATCTCCTAGTGCACCGAAGTGACCGGACAAGACCTACCCGTATGGCGGGTATGGCATTAGGTATGGGTCCAGCTGATATGGTGCGTGCAGTAAGTAATCCGTCTGAGATTACTGCACGTCTCCGTTACCAAGAGACTTTTCCGAGAAGCTGACCTATTGTTACCCGAGATAATCCTTGGGTATGCACACGGTAAAGCTTGACTGGATAACCCCTGATGCAGAAAGGGTTATCGCTCGTCATGCGCGTGTCTCGACGGCAGATCCAGATAGAGAAGAATATGCTCGACTTTTGTCTTATTGCATCAAGCATGGGCATTGGTCGATTCTTGAGCAGGCAAATATAAGTTTTGAGATTATTACTTCTAGGGCAATTAGCGCACAGCTCATTCGCCACAAAAGCCTGTGTTTTCAAGAACTTTCTCAGCGTTACTCGAACCCGTTTACCGTGATGTCCGACGACATTCACGATCACCCAAAAGAGTTTCATATTAGAAAACAGGCGGAGAAGAACCGTCAATCCAGTGTGGAAGAGGTAGATCTCGATCTAATGACTAATTTTCGAGAACGAATTCATCGAGTCGATGCAGAGTTGCGTTCTCTTTATGAAGACATGCTTGATTCCGGCGTGGCTCGTGAGTGTGCAAGAAATATTTTGCCTTTGTACACTCCCACCAGACTTCATGCAAATGGAACAGTTCGCTCTTGGGTGCATTACGTAGGTCTACGTGCCAAGGAAGATACTCAACTTGAGCATCGTTTGATTGCTCGCCAGGTTGCTCTAATCTTCGGAACCCAGCTACCGGTCGTCACGAAAGCTTTGGTAGCTACCGAGGATCAATCACTAGACGGTTGGAGATTTATGTCAGGCTGGTCTTCTGAACTCTCTTCTTCTTCCCAGTAACCAATAAAAGTTTCTTCTTCGATGAAACCCTTAAGGTTGGCGAGAGCTTGATCTAATAGTTTTTGATCCTCTTCGCTGAGTTTTTCAGCTTTGTCGTCGAGTTCTTTTTCAGACATCTTCTCGGTTGCGGAGAAAAGCTCGTCGGGCTTCTTCACGAACTTTTTCAAGTAAGTGAGGAATTTTTTCTTCAGCCAAATGTGCACTTGAAACATAAGTAGCTACCTCAATTCCGTCTTCTTTTACGGAAACTCTATACATAGAGTTCTTTGTGATCATTTCTATGTTCTTCTCAATCACTTGGTTCTTTCCAGGGGTTTTCGATTGGAGGATTAGCAGCTTGTCGAACTGCTGCAGCCTGGGCTAGCTGAGCAGTACGAAGTGCTTGTCGATGTTGTTCAAGTTGCTGGTTAAGTGCAGCAGTTTGTTGAGAAGCCCAGTTTTGCGCATTGGCTGAGAGTTCATCTAGTGCGTTTGCACTGTGAGGGAAATTGAATACAGCACCTACTCCCTCGTTGTTATTAATCTTAGTTGCCCCCGTGGTTTCAGCTAGCGCGGACAAAAAGCCATAAGCCTGATCCACACCAACGTTGGCTACGAATGAAAGTTCGACAGGATCTACTAAACCGCGACTGCGCTCGTAAAGCGCACTAAATGCACCACTGACCCGGTGAGCAGTATCAGAACCTTCACGCTCCTGTCTGACTTTTTTATCAGAAATGGAGATACCCGCAAGAGCACCTCCGATAAATGCCAAAGGTGCCCCTACAAATTGGGGGCTTGTTACAGCGGTTGTGACTGCCGCGACACCCCCGAAAAAAATGGTCAGAGGAAAAGATTTAAGTGTCAGCATCGTGTTTTTGAAAACTAGTTTCCCATTTTGAGAACTCGGGTTCCTGCGCGAATTCGACTGGATTCGGCAGGCGAGTGTCACCATGTGAGGCGCGATCTGATGTTAGATCAAAAGGCTTTAGACGTATACCTTTGATTGCCGGTAGTCCTGTTTTAGTTACTGTTCTGCAGCCAGGAAGTTTTAATATGTTGCTAAGTGTTTCCATGGTTCGTTCCACGAACCTTGGTTTTGCAGAGGGTTTGTACCCACAGGCTTTACAAAAGTTGGCGTAACTCGCATAAAGTTCGCTGTATGCATTTTTCACAAACATCCCTTTCTCTGATTCGTCTGTGCTTGGTCTTGCTGCACCACGACCCACGACTGTTGAACTGTTAGGTGCGTAGAGACAGCACTCAGCCATCCAAGCAACATACTGATTATTAAAAACAAGAGCGTCGATGTTGGTCTGCGCTAGTGATGGAGCATGTTTGACAGGGTTAGCGAGAATGTCACGCATGTCGTCAAACGACATAGATAATGCCCAGCTGACAATGCCTGGTAGCTCCTCTACAAAGTCGCCTTCGAGACGATCTCCGTAAACACTGAGAAGTTCACGACGTTGACTAGGTGGGACAACTTTGTCCATAACGATCGTCAAACGTCTTCGTTCGAGACCACTCGTAGAATCATTTGAGCTGATGTGCTCGTTACTTGCGATACACACAAGACATTCAGGTTTAAAGCTAATAATCTCTTTTCCATATTTTCGTTCAGCCCTCAGGGTGTCGGAAGCAGAAGTTAGTTTTTTTAGAACGTCCATGCGCTTGTTGTAATTTGATTCATCAGTCAAAAGCAACAAACGTTTACCAATTAGGTTGTATGTCTCAAATTTATTAGCTTCGATTAATTCCAAACTCGAGGTGTGGGTACTGTTGAAACCAGCAAGAGCAATCATTAACTGCTGCATGGTGGACTTACCTGTACCACCAGGTCCCACCAAGTGCAGGAATCTTTCACCAGAGGTGTACCCGGTGAGAAGAGCTCTTGAATAAGCCTGAATTAAAGTCCCTTGTCCTTTTCGAAGTGAGTTGTCTAACCAGGCTAAAAACTTGGGACATTTTTTTTCTTTATCCCAGTTGTACAGAAGACGACTACGGAAATAAAGCTCTTTGTTTTGTCCAGGCTCGAACTCAAATGTCTCACTGTCAAGCGCACCGTTTTGAAAAGGGATGTAGCCCCTTCCTTTACTGAAGATGCTGATCCTACCGCCATTCAGAGACTTCAGCATCTTTGCTTGAAGCATCGAGTAAACACTATTAACAGTGGATGACTGGTACTTAGGAAGGACACCAGCAGTGACAAAAGTATCTAGAGCATTTACGATTCTCTTTTTGACATGCATTTCATCTTGTACATACCATATGCCTAGGTCATTGTCGTAAGTATAAAAATTATCGTGCGTACTATCGTATAAGTAGTTATCTCCTTGATTCGTTGCAATGATCTCTGCAACGTCGTTTTCCGCAAATGCTCTGTTTTGTTGCTGTACGTTCTGAAGATTTACCAGCTGAGCGGGTGTTTGTGGGACAGACATGTTCTCTTCCGGTGTTTTTGTTGATGTTGTTGTGTTGGGCTTTTCGTTTATCGAAAAGTCGTCAAAGGTAAGAATTGAGTTGACAGCCTTGGGCTTGACTTGCTTAATGGCTTCCTTAATCTCGTCTGTCGCGACACTGTCGTAAACATCTTTATTAACTGATCGAAGACGTTTCCAAGCTGCGATCTCGTCATGCTCTGACGCCATAACGATTGCTGGCCTGATTGACTCGACGTCGCGAATGCTTTCAACTATTCGAGTAAACTTCCCATCTACCTCCGCAGGGTACGCATAGACAGCATAGAACGCACGATGTGCATATGTCAAGGGTGACACCTGAGTAGGTATTCCCTGGTCTCTGAGCCAATTGGTCCATCCAATGATTTCCTTGACTGCTCTTGTTACAGCAAGGCTTCTGTCGTCTACAGGCTTCCCTTCCAGAATATCCACCACAGATCTAGAGAGGAGACGCTGAAAGTCAACACCCTCATCGTCAACAGCGATATTCTCAAGCGCTTCCGTGACGTCGAATTTATTCCCTTTTTCTTCCTTAGGTAATGAATGATAAATTTTTAGAGCTTCATCAATTTTTTCAGTTGGAATAAACTTGTCGGAAACTTCGAGTATCCCGCCTTGTGACCAAGCCCCATAGAAAAGGTTTGGAACCTGCGTGGCTCTAATGTCGGACCCAGGTATATCTTTTGCAATTGCGCGAGTAAACCATTGATAAAACTCTCCATCAATAATTGGTTTTTCTAAACCAAAAACCAAGCGAAACCTAGGCCACGACTGAGATGTAGACGGAGAGTCGTAAGCTAACGAAAGATATTTTTTACAAATATCAAGCTCTTTTGCCTCTTCCCAAGAAAGTTCCTGTTTCTGTATCTTGTTTCCATTGACATCTTTACCGTCGGCTTGATTATCGATATCGATGATAATTAAACCGGCTTGTATAAGTCCGGTGCCGTCTTTTATTCTTTTTCCTTCAACTAAATGCCACGCACATAGACCTTTACTCTGACCTACTTCATGAGCAATTTCTTCAGAAGTATATGTAAAAGGTTTCCAGTTATTGTTAAAAGTACGAAAGTCACCACCTTGCTCAATCTTGCCCGTAACAGCATCGAGCGCACTGACTACTTTGCTGTTTACTGAGCAAATGAAATGCATGAGAAGTTCTGTAGTTCCGTCATTCTGCCCTAAATCCGGAGTTTCGCCACCTTGGTAGCAAAGATTTAAGACTGTGTAGCCTTCGGGCGGACCTCAGTAAAAAATTTATTTACTAGTTCCAACCACGCAGCTTCATCTTTCTCAACCTCTGTCTCACCGAAAGTGAATACTTGAGTTTGATACTCGTCGAAAGGAGTGGAAACGATGATCTGCGTTTTACTAATCTTAATTCCTAAGCACGACTCAGCTGCAAGTTTGTAAGCAGCTAGTTGAAGCCTTGTCTTCTTTACCTTAAAAACTCCTGAGATCATTGCTTTTTTAGTTTTTTCGTCCAAGTTATGTTTCTTCGTGGGGAACCGAGCGCTGTACGGACCAGCACTAGTTTTAAAGTCTGCAAGAATTATTTCAGCGTTGTGGTCCATGTAGATCAAGTCGCAGCAGCCCGCGTAACCGTGACCAGAATTTTCGTCGTAATAAAAGATTCTGCCTACACCATCATCTCCTACATATTTTGACCACTTTGGTTGGTTAAAAGGTCTCTCAGACCAAAGAACTCGACCACCGTCTAAAAGTTCGTCGATCCTTTCAGGCACTCCTACCCAGTAAGGAGCATAGTGTTGAGGCGGTACGACTTTTAAACCTCGGATGTGATTTTCGCTAGCTTCGTGTATCCAAGTTCCTCTTGCAGCAGCTGCGTCTGCTACTCCTGGGTTCATCACGTTCCAGTGAGCTAACTTCTGCTGAGTTTTAGCGGTTGCAGTGCTACTAAGAATTGAAGTGACAGAGGGCAGGTACTCAGGAACTCCAGGGCACTGATAATGCCTTAGACCATTGATCGTTTTCCTGGTATCCAAAACTTTTACCTTTGAGTAATTTTAAAACGGTTCTAAATCGTTGTCTGCTTCTGTAGGGCTAGCAGGCTCATCGTCTATAAAGAATTCGCTCTTTTGATATTCAAAATCACGGTTTCTCTGGTCTAACTCGCTCAATAGGCAGCGTCCCGCTGAGAACGAATCAGCGATTAGCTCAGCAATTTCGTCAGCTTCTCTTCCTTGCCCTGTGTGATCGACACATTCCTGCAAAAGTTGGTTGCTAACTAAGATTGCGGTGATTGTGTCCAGCTTTTTGTTGGTTTCTTGCTGGGTTTCAATCCATTGAGATAGTAAGAGCTGAAGTCGTCCTTTCACTTTTATGAAAATGACTTTGGTCGCTGCCAGCTTACATCGAAATCAATTTTTGTCTCTTTATTTCTCGGTTTAGCTTTATTAAACACGTACCACGCAGACGTTACTGAGTCTTTTGTTTTTCTCTGGTCCGCACGAAATACCGGACGAGGGTTTAAAACAATAATATTGGATAAAGGTTTTGACTTTAAGAAATCAGCTCGCCCTCTTGTAGGTTCTAAAAAAGTCAAACGATCAAGAATTATTAGTCCTTTCTTAGCTAGCTCAAAGCCTGGTTCAAGAATCCAGTCGAGTTCTTGCTTTCCTTGAGTGATCGCTACTGTCCAGTCAAATTCTGGTAAGCTCTTCCACCACTGTATCTCTAGGTAAGAAACATCGTGTGGTGCACTGATGCAGTCTGTATAACCCCATGAGATCAACTGACTCTTAAGTTCTCCTGCATTATCGCTTGGTAGGACTACTCGACCAGGGCATAGCTTTCTTTCTGCAATAGGATTGAAAATATTGTTTGGGACTTGGTAGAACGACATGGAGTCAGAATCAGAAAAGCTTGTAGGACGTTTGAGGGATTACATGACGATGGAGCAAGAGTTCTACCATCTTCATTTCATGAGTCGAGCTAAGGAAGTAGACAGCGTTCCTGAGTTAATTGAGATCTTAGATCTTTTACACGCAAACTACCTTGTACAAAAACGTTTATTCTCACAACTTGCTCAGGCTGTGGCGGAGTCTGGTGCTGAGCTTCCTCCCTTGAAGTCACTGTTAAAGCCATGAAAAAAGGTCGCCGAAGCGACCCTTGTTGAATAAACCTGTATAGGTTTGATTTAAACAGATAAACCAGCAGCTTCTAGAGCTTCCTTCTGTTCCTTTGTCAGTTCTTTAGTTTCTGACTTAGGTTCCGGAGGTGCACCTTTAGGGTTGCCAGCCCCAGCAGGTAGAGACGCCAGCCCTTCTGACTTAGCTGCTTCGATTTGTGGATGAGCTTCATTGAATGCTTCTTTAATTTCCGCGTGGTCTTTTCCGAGAGGTAGCTCGACCAGATTCGCACCGGAGATATGAGCACGAAGTGCAGAAGATACCAGCTCTCCTCCATCGCCATTGAGCCACTCATCAATATCTTTGACGAGAGATTTTTCTTCGTCGTTACCAACCGGTCGATCTGCGAATTCCAGAACGTTGTAATTAACTTTACCAGTGTCTGCACCCGTCACCGGATCAGTCTGAGTAAAGCTTTTCTGGACAAACTTAGTCTTTGTAATAACTTCCGCAACGTTGATGCGGTTGTTATAAAGAGTCTGAAAGTAAGAAATAAAATTCTTCTGACTGCTTTTGCCAGAAATAATAGCGGTAGCGACGCAACGAGAAGGAAGTAAACGATGCGTAGGGTCCACACCCACGAAAGCGATACGGATGAATTCTTGATGACTCCGCATTCCGAGGTTCCCATAGAAGGGACTAAAGCCGAGCAGTACAAATGAGATAGGGATCCCGTTGTCATTCGAGTCGGTAATTGCTTGATCCGGATCTGTGTCCGATTTCCAACGGCGCTGTTGGAGATCAATGCGAAGAGTGTGCGGTGGTACTTGGCAGAGAATTTCATCTGCTGCAAATTTGCCTGCGATGTAAGTCATAGATCAGAGAGAAAAGTTAATTGAACCAATAGCCGCTGCAGAGACTTGTCCTTTTTCAGGGTCAGCTGCTTTTTTAGGCGCGGACTTCGTGCCTTTAGGTAGGTACAGGATTTGATCTACTGCGTAGTTCAGATACTGCTTGTCATCCTTTTCGCTTGTGCTCACTCGACCAACTGCGATCGTTGGAGTTCCATTAGGAAGTTCGGAAAGCTGCTTCGAATGTTCGTTCCATGCGGTGAGCTTGAACCAGTTTGTCTCTTGGTCGTCTGGTGCCTGCCAAGCGATAGACCGATTTGTGACAGTTGAGTCACCGACTTCATTTTCTTCAGACTTAGGTCCTAACCCGCCACACGCCATGAAGGTGTTGATGGCAAGGATGTCGGAAAAGTTATCCCGTGAGACAACCAGCATTGGCTGCATCTGTAGAACACCATCCGGCGTGGCCTTAGTCGGTCCAA